ACCGGAGGTGGTCGCACCAGCTAATTCAAAGCGGACGCAGATTTCATTCGATAACCCTGGCGCGGTGGATATCATTGTATTCCCCGTCCTGGTACAGGCTCTGAACCCAACATGGACATCAGGATCAAATCTGGATGGAAATACCTCGATCTCCAGTGTTGTCCTAGCCCCAACAACAGCAGCGCTGGGCGGTGGCTACCGCATCTACGGCAACGGCGGTTCCCGTACCATCACCGGTGAATGCCAAGGCGCCTGGCAGGCATTGGCGATATCTGGTAGCGGCAATCCACTAACAGTGACGGACTCCAATGTTTCGTAAGATCCTTCTCGTCCTAGGTCTTCTAATCGCTTCCCCGACCTGGGCGCAAAACATCACCTGTGCCACACGACCAGCTGGTGATTCCAGCAATGCTTGCGCCAGCACCGCCTTCGTTCAAGGTTCGGATGCCAGTAGCATACCCGCCACTACCAATGTCCTAAAAGGCACAGGAACAGCAGGGTCAGCCGCTGCCGCAACGCCCGGGGCGGATTACATCACGCCGGCCGAACAGACCTCGGCGCTTCAGTCCGCGCTCCCAAATGCAACAACATGCCAGCCCTATGGCGGAACCGGGGCGGCAGGCGCTGCGCAGGCCATGGCACTCGGCACCGGGCTATCATGCACTGGCGGAACAATATCAGCGCCGTCTGCAATCGGAACTGGATACGTTTGGCTTGGCAATCCAAAATACAACGCCAAGTGTGATGGCGTCACGGATGACACGGCCGCTATTCAGGGCGCTTGGAACGACGCCGCTGCGGCGAATACCGATCTGTGGATCGGGGGCGTAGGCACAGGTACATGTATGTTCTCAGTCCTAACCATGCCCACCCCGACGAATGGCTTTGTTGGCAACCGCGCTGGGATCTCAGGAGCGGGCAAAGGCGTCACGACGCTTCAGACAACCTCAACCGGGACGACCTGCGCGATAGGCATGACAGGGACAGCGAGTAATGAATTCGTCCGCGTCAAGTTCTCAGGCTTTCGCATTCTCGGTTCGACAAGCGGTGTTGCCGCAATTGGCATTTGCATGAATGGGGTAGATGGGTTTGCTTTCGAGCATGTGCGATTTGAGGGTTTAACAGAAGGCATCGAGGCCTCTGACGATATTTATATCAGCCTAATTGAGTGCGAATGGTATCGTATCAACTACGCCGTGAACGCCTTCTACGGGTCCTCGTCGCATCCGAATGCTTGGACCTTTATTGACCCATACATCGAAGGCGCCGCAACTTATGGTCTGATATTTCAAAATCCGACCGATCTCAACATTCTTGGCGGGGACTACGAGAACAACCCCGGGGTTTCGATTTACATCAACGGAAATCCCTTAGAAGGCACAATGGGGCTCAACCTAAGCGGGGGCTATTTTTCGCTCAATTCCTCGCCCGCCGATGTAGAGATATCCGATGGCGGCTCTTCTATCAACGGCGTGCATACCATCAACGGGAACGAGTTTCAGCGCATCAGCAGCTCAACGTTCGTGACCAACAACATTCTGCTAGCCAACACAGGCAGCGGGGTGACGACGCTCAACATTCGCGGCAACGGCTTCCAGGGGTTCAACAGCTATTCGCCGAGTTCGTCGCGTCTGTACGTCACCGAGAGCAATCCAGGCACGAATGATTACGTCATCGATTCGGGCGGAAATTGGTTCCAATCTTCACTCGAGACACCCGCTGGCGCTATTTGGAAAGAAACTCCATGGACCGCTTATACACCAACTCTGGGATGTGGGACAGGGTCGCTCACGACAGCCTCGGCCACGGGCTCGTATAAGCGCCTAACGCCCAAGACATACGCCGTTGAGATCGTCGCGACGGTAACGACCATCGGCTCATGCGCTAGCTATCTGACCGCCACATTACCCACGACCGCTAACTCGGCCGGCGTGGGGAACTTCAGAAACACCACCACGGACTACTCCGGGTCCATAGCGGTGGCCGCAGCTTCGAGTATAACGACTTGGTTTACCTCGACTGGCGCGATCCCGGTCGCGTCAGGCCAGGTTGTTGAAGGCTCGCTCGTTTACGAAAGTCAATAAAGTCAGGACATTACATGCCAAGTAAAACACCTAAACAAGCCCGAACAATGGCCGGCGCTGCACATAACCCAAGCTTTGCTAAGAAGCTTGGAATTCCGACCAAAGTCGCGAAGGAATTAAACCAAGCCGATAAGGGCACCAGCATGCTCTCCAAAGCAATGAAGAAGAAGGGAAAATGACAGAATCCGAAGCTAACATCGCCAATATGGCTCGAGACATGCGCGAACTGCGGGCCATGCTTACCCAAGTCATTAATTACATGAATGAAGCTGAGTCCGAGGTCCCGGAGAAGATGCGCCGGTTTATGATGTATTACCATGATGTAAAGGACATTTTGGACATGCATCATCAACTCGGGCAGGAGCCGCCGATGTATCTAAAGCGCGAGATCGAGCGATGCGATGACCGTTACCGTCATCTACTTGAGGATCTTAACACCGACACAGGCGCGTTCGAACGAGTGCGCCAGGATATGTCCAAACGTGAAGGTAATCGTTGGGAGCATGAACGATTATTGCCAAAGTCAGCAACAAAGGAGCCTGCCACATGAAACAAGGAACTGGTAATAGCCGCCGTGGCGATACTAAGGTAGAACCCAAGTCGCAAGCTGTATCGCTCGCGCATGTATCGAATATCGGCTTGAAGCAGGCGTACGTGAAAACCCCCGAGCCGATGTATAAAGGCCGCGGGTACAAAGCCCCAATGGTAGGGGAAACCAGTCACAAGTCAGGTTCGCAAGGGAGACATAAGTGATGGATAAGTTCGAGCGATTGCATATGCTTCTCAACCTCGCGGAGAAGCTGATGGGGCATCCGAAGTATGCGGCCATCAACAGCCATGTAGCGGATGAGATTGACAAGACGGTGGATGAGATCAAAGACAAGCCGGTTGCAGCAACTCCGGCGCCTGTCCCGCCAGTTGAGCCTGAGTTGCCTTTGGAATCCAAGCCGGCTGAGGCAAAAGCCATCCCGACCCGGCGTGTCTATGATGGCATGCCCGGCCCAGCTGAACAGATGGAGTAACCAATGGCAAGATCAATCCTATCCGAATACGGCCCTGAGTCCAAATCCGGCGGAAGCCGGGCCACCTGTGGTGGAGTAAAGGAAGCAAAGGAACTTCCCTACAGCCCTCCCGTTGGCCCGAAGAACCAGACTCGAGGGCCTGGGCTTGGGCAGAACAACCACGGGAATGCTGGAACGCAAGGTAAGAGATAACCCATGACCGCCCTCGTTGATATCAGTAACCGTGCCCTTCAAGCCCTCGGCACCCGCGTCACAATGACCGCGGCCGAGTTGTCCGGTCAGACATCCAACGAGGCGATCCAGCTCAACCTTGTCCTAACCCCAACTCGGCGGGCCTTGCTCCGTATGGCCCCTTGGGCCTGTGGCCTAAAGACCGCCAACCTTACCTACATCACCTCCGCCCCCGGAACACCAGAGAATCCAACCGCAGCAACTACCCTATGGCAGCCAGGCCAGCCCCCACCGCCGTGGAGTTATGAATACCAATACCCCGTCGATTGCCTTCGGGCCTGCTGGTTAATCCCCGCAACCCAAACCGGCTTTGCGGGCGGGATTCCAATCACCACCGCAGTAACTGGTGGCGCGGCCTCGTTCTGGCAAGGGCCGCCAGTGAAGTTCCAGATACAAACAGATGCGTTCTATGCCGTTAGTGCAGCAGCTATAGCCTATGGAGGAAATAACAATGCAGTCGGAGACATCCTCACTCTTGCAACCACCCCGAGCGGGAACGTACCTATTGGAGCGTCTGCGCAACTTACGGTCACCTCTGTGGGAGCGGGCGGAGTTATCACAGGTGTCAGTGTTGTTAACTCCGTCCCAAATGTATCCAACTCCCCTTCTGGAGGAACAGAAATCCTCGGCGGAGCTTACTTCGCTCCACAAGCAAATCCAGTGGCCGTAAGCCTAACAACCGGCTCTGGCAGCGGGGCACTATTCAATCTAACCTTCACCGGGCCATCCCCGCAGCGCGTTGTTTTAACCAACCAAGAATTCGCCACGATGGCATACATCCAGGATGTCCTGGACCCGAACCTTATGGATGATCAATTCCAAGAGGCATACGTCAAAATCCTCGCCGGGCAGGTATGCATGGGCCTGACCGGGGATAAGAAGCTGGCGAATATGAAAGTTCAGGAAGCGAATACAATCGTTGCCTTGGCGCGGCAGAGCGATGGAAATGAAGGGCTAACCACCAACGATATAACCCCAGATTGGCTCCGTATCCGTGGAATCGATTTCGTCGAACCATATAGCGGACCTTTTTCTGGTATGGATTGGGGTGGGATGTTTCCATTATTCGGATAGGAGATGATCCATGGCCTTTCAAGAAGGTGTATTACTTCGTAACGCAAAGCTAAACGCAATACCCACCAACCTTGGTGCATCAGCGACGTTGAAGATATTCTCTGGGGCTGAACCGGCTAATTGCGCGGCGGCAGATCCGTCGGGTCTATTAGCCACTATAACACTTCCAGCAAGCCCATTCGGTGCCGCCTCGGCAGGAGCCATTGCCATGGCTGGAACGTGGTCAACCACCGGTTCCGCTACTGGCACAGCCGCTAGCTTCCGCGTATATGACTCCAGCGGCAACTGTGCAATGCAGGGCAATGTCACTACCGATTTGGTGTTAAACAATACTTCAATCACTTCCGGCCAGGCAGTTCAAGTTACTCAATACACAATCACCACGGGGAATGCATAATGGCAAACCGTACTGCCTGGACGGGCGGCCTACTCAATTCCGGCCTTGGTTGGACCGCGCTTTTCGGCTCGGAGCTGAATCAGGCTTCATTTGCCACCGGTGACGCAATCCTTTCGAGCGTGACAATCACCAACGGCTCGAGCCTCGACATGTTCTTCGACGTGTCGTTTGAGATGGTGATTTCTTCGAACACCATCGTCGCTGGCGCCAACTTCGTCTTGTGGCTCATGCCACTGATGGAAGATGGCTCGACCTATGGCGACAACTCGTTGACAACGACCGCCGCTGCGGTGACGCCGGGGCTGTATCCGAAACTGATCATGCCGTTGCGCCCAGCGACGGCTCAGACTACGCTCTACGGCGTCAACAACGATCCGCTCATCATGCCGCCCGGAAGC